TAGTTGTACCAGAACGCCATCGGCTCGAGTCGCGACGTCGTGGCGCCATAGAATGCGACCAAGCGCAGGTTGATGGCTGCCGTCGATGCTGACCCCGACGCGTTGTTGAGCCGCGTTGGCGGGACCAGGTAGGCCTCCGTCTCGACGTTCTGAATCGAGTAGTAGACCGAGTTGCCGTCGCCTGCGATCTGATCCAGCATCGATCGATCCGACGCGAGCTCTTGCCCACTACGGAGGCCAGTCACCCAGACGGTGATGCGCTTGGTCTCGTTGTCGAACAGGAGGCTCTCGATCTCGATGATGCTGCCGCCCGTCGAGGAGACAGCCGCAAGCGTGCCGACGTACTCCGGCAGGTCGTTGACCTCGCGGAACCCATGGTCGGCATCCGAGCCGACGTACTCGTAGAACTTGCCGCCCGCGGCGAGCACCGGTCGTGTGCCGGTCGGCGAAGCGTATGCGCCGATAGCTTCGATCTTGTTGCTGACGAGCTGCGTCGTACCGCCGCTGTCGCGGAACGCGGTGGCGGGCTCGATGACCGTTGGGCTCTTGGTGACGAGGTTGAAGCCCTGTCGCGTGTCGAACGCGCCCTTCTTGATCGCCTGCACGTTGACGAGCTGCAGCATCTCAGTGCCCTGCACCGAGAAGACGTCGTCTTCCTCGTTGATGCCTCCGACAAGAGGTACGTTGACGACACGCTCTTCCATCACCGAATCTCCAGCTGAAGACGAACGGGATCGAGGATATCATTCCCGTCTGCGTCCTTGGGAGCGATGTAGCGCAGCCTCATGATCTTCTGCCCAAGGGGACCAGCCACCGGCACGAGCTGCAGGTTCGGCACGGCCGCGGGCGCGCTGCTCGCGAGCGGCGTGTTGGTCAAGACCTTCGCGATGTTGAACCCGTTTGGGATCCGCCCCAGGTTGTGCGGGATGTCGATGGCCTGTCCAGGCCGGAAGACCACGCCCTGGTCAGGCTTGTTCTTGATGAGCGACTTGACCGTCGTCTGGTTCGGCGGCCCGTTGCGCACGGACTCCGTCGTCTGCCGGACGACGTCCTGCAGCTTGTCGACCGTCGCGTCCCCGGTCGGCGCCGGGGTGTACTGCTGCGGCTTCGTCTGTGCCATGGCTTACCTCCAGGGGAATGCGCGTCGGCTGAGGAGACGTACGTCGCGGATCTTTTCGGGCTGAGACGCGTCACGCTCGGATGCATGAAGCTGGAAGCGGGAGAAGAGCTCGTCGCGCACCGCCTTGATGGCGGCGGCCTGCTCGACGCTCTCCTCCTTGATGAGGCACTTCATCGCGGAGTCCTTCACGACCCACTCATCCCAGCCAGCGCGGCCATCGATGCGCTCGACATCCGACAGCATCCGCTTCGGCGCTGGGTAATACCAAATACGGTACGTGCCCGAAATCATTGGCGCAAGAGCGACCTTTTCGCGTCCGGAGAGCGTGTACACGCGGTAGAGCGGAAGCGCCGCAAGGCCGCCGTACAGGTCCGCCTGACGCAACGCGTTCTGTTCCTCCCACTGAAAGCGACGCAGCGGATTCCATCCGCCCGGCGATGCCGCGTTCGTGTCGCCGATCCACACGCCCTTGCACTTGTAAAAGTCGCTCTCGATGATGACGCTCGTGACCCCGCCGCTACCGCCGAGAATCGACTGAATCGACACGTTCTCAAAGTCTCCGGCTGCGCTCGTGCCGCTACTCGCTCCGTACCCGAACCCCGAACTTGTGAGCTCCAGCGCGATGACCGCACCCGACACGATGTCGATGCTGGTCACGCGCGCCGTCGCGGCGACGAAGTGCGCCGGGGGCGACACAGGGTACAGCGTGACCTCTTCTCCAACCACGTATCCGGTACCCGAGCCCGGGCTGCCTGGGTTTGCAACCTGCAGCACGATGCCGGTTTGACCGTCCACCAGTACGTCGAAATCCCCGTTCGCGCTCGACGCTGCGGCGGAGATATCGACGTACCGCAGGAGGTATTCCTGGTCGAAGAGGACGATCCGGTCGTAGAGCTCGGCCCACGACTGGTTGATGTAGGCTCGAACCTCCGCGGACGTCACGAACTGCGAGTTCACCATGTCGGATTCACGCCGCACGGCCAGTTCGAGCTCAGCGAGCGTCCGGGAGTATGCCATCTGTCAGTCCTCTTCCTCGTATCCACAGGACTTCACGGCGTCCTTGAAGAGCGCCGCAGCCTTGTCCCACTTGCCCTTGGCTTTCGCCTCTTCGTAGGCCTGGAGCACGGAGCCGAGCTCCGCGTCCATGCCCATCTCTTCGCCCTCGCCCTCGTCTTCGGAAGCGAGGGAAGGGGAGGAGCCGCGCTCCTTCCCCATCCCCGGCTTCTTCTTGCCGATGGCGATCATGAGGGCCATGCCGCCCTTGCCCTTCATCAGGCCGGCACCGAGCTAAGGGTGCAGACGATGGCGAGCGAAAGCTCGGAGCCGCTCGGCGGATCGCCGGCTCCGCCGTTCTGCGGGTTGACCGTCGAGAACGTCACCGAGCTCGTCGTCGTCGCCGTCGGGACGATGATGACGTGGTTGCCGGCGGCGTACGGGGTCGCCGTGACGCTGCCAGACACATCGACAATCGTGTAGACGGACGACGCGTTGTCGAGCGTCACCGTGTAGACGCCCGCGCTGGCGCGAGCCACGGTCACGCCACGTCCGGCAACGATGCCGGTAACGGCCCCAGCAGCGCCGATGGACACTCGCGTGAACAGCGTCGCCTGCTGGACGAGGTTGGTCCCCTTCTGGGGGTACAGGTATCGGTTCAGTGCCATGATTCGGCTCCTTTCTCAGGCTCCGATCAGAGACCGAAGTTGGTGATGACGATGTTCGCGCCCGGGTTCGAGCAGATGAACTGGCCGTAGTGACCGAAGCGGATCTCGTACTGGTCCGCATCGACGACGCGGAGGAAGTCGTTGTTGTCCCAGTCGAGGAGCTGCGGCGCCGGGCCGAGCGTGCTGAGCTCCCACGAGGAAAGCTGGAGCATGAACGCCTTGTTGCGCGGGCAGAAGGGCGCCGAGATGATCTTCATCGGACCGTTCATGCCGTCGTACTCGATGGCCTTGAACGAGACGCCGGCAACGTTGCTGGCGACGCGGTCGTAGACGATGTCCGACCCGAGAGCCTTCTTGAGGTTCTGGAGGTCGAGCGGGTTCACCACGATGGTGTCCGGGCTGCCCACGCCCTGAATGGCGACCTGGGCCTCGGCCTCCATGAGGGCCTCGTTCATCGGGAGACCGGTCGCCACGAGGCGCTGGCCGCCGAGGCGGACAGGATCGGCCGAGCGGTTGAGTTGCCAGAACGAGTCCGTCGGGGAGATGCTCGCCGGGATCCACGCCTGGATGCCGGTCACGACGCCGTTGGCCGAGCCCTGCGCGGCCACACCAACCGAGGCCACCGGAAGGAAGTCACCCGCACGCGAGATGACGTCGTTCAGCGCCGGAGGCGTGGCGAACGTCGGGAGGGTCGCGGCACCGTTGATGAGGCAGGTGACGTCGATGGTGCCAGCCTTGCGGTCGATGGCCGTGACGTAGAGACCGTCGCTTCCCGCGTTCGTCTCCGGGCGCGCCGTGTTCGGCAGCGTGAAGAAGTTGAGACGCATGCCGAGGTTGAAGTAGACCGCGTCCGCGGGCGTCGCGAACTGAACGCGGAACGCCGTCGCCGACGCCGGGCTCGGGCTCGTGTACGTGGAGACCACGCCACGGACGCCGGTGCCGTCGCCGAAGAGCTGGAACTCAAGGTCCGCCATCTCGTTCTTCGAGATGCCGTCCGTCTCGTTGTTCCAAAGGTCGACGAGCGCGCCGCTCGTGCGGACCGCCGCCTTCATGGTCTCGCCGTCCATGCGGAGGATGCCGTAGTGGCGCGTGCGGTAGACCTGGAAGCGGTTGTACGAGCCGCCGCCGCCGCGGAGACCCTCGGTCGCGATCTGGCGCGCGACGGAGAAGTCGCTCGAGGAGCCCTGCGGACGCTCGTTCTGGAGCGCCACGACCTTGAACTCACCGTCGAAGTTCGTCGTCTTCTTGACGAGCGAGAGGAGCGGGAAGTCCTTGTAGAGCGCCTGCGGAAGGGCGCCGTCCGGGTACTTGATCTTGAGGATCGACTGAACGGCTGCGAACGTCGGGTTGGTGTACGGCATGACTGATCACTCCTAGTTGGTTGCTGCTTGCTTGGTTTTGTTGACTGCGGCCACGAGGGCAGCCCGCTGCTCTTCAGCAGAGAGCTGTCCAAACGGCTTGCCAGCAGTCCGCGTTTCGCTGGCAGCCTTGGTCGAGATGGTCTTCGCCGAGCCTGGCTTCTTGGCCGCAGGCGAAGACACGGCAGCCGGGGCCGCCTTGCCGGAGAGTCGCTCGAGCCGAGCCTTGTACTTGGTCTCGAGGTGGCGGATGACCGCGCGGTCGTCCGGGGCTTCGCCGTGCTGCTCCTCGTGGAGCTCGGCGATGCGCTGCGCCTCGATCCAGAGCGGCTCTGGGTCGTCCTGGAACATGTTGAAGAGCGTCGGGTACTCGCGCTCGCTCACCTGCCCGAGGAACTCGCGGCGGGCCTCCTGGAGCATCTGGCGCTGCTGCTGCTCTTCCTTCTGCGCACGCAGCTCCTCGCGCTCCTTTTGAAGCTCGCGGATCTGCTGCTTGACCTCGTCGATCTCGGAGAACGCGCCGTCGTGGGCCTGGCCTTCGCGCATGCCCGCGTCGATGAGCTCCTGGAAGTCGAAACCGAACTCCTTGAAGGTCCGCGCGGGGGCGCGGCGGAGCTTGCGGAAGATGTCCTCCACGACCTCCTTGCGCGACATATTGACGCGATCGTCGGCCTTCTCGAGCTTCGCTTCGAGTTCGCGCGCGCGAGACTCGGCTTGGCGCACACGGCGCTCGGCAGCCTGACGTACCGCCAGGATCTGGTCGGCGATGTCTGGCTGGGCTTCATCGGCTTGCTCCTCGGCTTCCTCGGCTGCGGGCTCCTCGCCTTCCTCGCTAGCCTGCGCCTCGGCCTCGATGGGCCGATCTTCGGCAGCCTGCGCGTCGCCGGCCTCAAGGACAGGGGTCTCCTCGGCGGAAGCCTCGGGCGCAGCCTCCTCGACAGGATCGGACGTTTTGATGGCAGCGTTCACCGCTGCCTGCATTCGCGCGTACAGGTCGTCAGACATTGGGTGGTTCCTCCATTGGCGGCGCTTCTGGCGCCGGTGCTCCTGCGGGCGGCTGCTGCGCGGCGGCCTGAGCGGCTTGCTGCTCGGCCTGCATCTGCGCGATGAGCGCCTCGATCTTGTTCAAGTACTCGTTGAGCTCCGCGACGCGGTCCTCGGGGACGCCATCGACGCGGGCCTTGTTGTAGTGGCGGCGCGCGCGGTCGTACGCGACGTCGAGCAGCAGGCGCTTGTCGGGGTCCGGGTACGGCTCGCCGCGGAGGATGAGCGCGCAGGTCTTGTCGACGATGTCGATGTCCGACGTCTCCATGTCGCGCGTGGCGACGATGTCGCCGAGGTCGAGCAAGTGCGCGATCTCGCGGCGGTCGACGAAGATCTTCCGGTCCACGAGCTCCATGACTTCCTGGAACTTCGCGGCCTTCGACTGGGAGAGCGAGGAGATAGGCTCACAGCGTAGCGTGTACTCGCGGCGGTCCATCTGGACGTCGGCCCAGTTGATCCGCTCGAGCGCGCCCTGACCTGGAGCCAGGATCTCCACCTGCTCGCCAGCCTCGGACGCCTCTTCGCAGGCATCGACGATGAGCCAGCCGATGTCGACGTGGAACTGGCGCACAGCCTCGTGCGCGACGCGGAACCGCGCGTCTTCCATGTCGTCGTAGACGTTGAGGGCACGACCCGACGCCTGCCGCAGGCCCGCCGGGAGGACGCTCTGGGCCGCGAGCTCGCTGATGCCCTGATAGCGCAGCATGTTCTGCGCGATCATGTCCTTGTACGCGTACGTGTCCGGGTGGACCGGCTGCGGGTTGAAGACGTCTGGCTTCTGCCCGTTGTACTCGATGATGGTGCCGACATCGTTGTCGATCTTCGACTTCCCGAGGGTGCCGGCCTGCACCATGATGTGGCTGCCGCCCATGAGCTCGTGGGCGACCTGGATCTTGGACGACAGACGGTCGTACTCGTCCTGCGCGGCCGCAAGGTCGAGCGCCATCGACGGACCGTAGAAGCCCGAGAGCACCGCGTTGAGGCGGAGGAAGGCGAACCCGAAGTTCGTGTTGCGGGACCACGGCGTCGAAACGAGCGTACCCGTCGAGAGCGCGATGGCGCGAAGTCCGTCCGTGGCCTTGGGGCCCGACGCAAGGTGCGTGGCCTCGTAGACCAGGATCTGGTCCGAGTACCGTCCGCTGTTCATGTACGTCGAGTCGTCGTCCGCGGGCTTCGGCGCATCGAAGATGGCCTTGCGGCGGTCAGCCTGCGAACCGTAGAGTCCGGGGCCATCTTCGCCACCGAACGCCTCGAGGACCACAGAGCGGTCCATGTAACAGCGGTGGTAGAGGCAGCGCGGCGTGCCGTACCGAGACTCGGCCTCGGAGACCAGCAGGTCGAAGATCGGGACGCGTTCAATCTGCACCGAGCCGTCCTGGATGTACACCTTCACGCACGCCGTGCCGAAGACGAGGACGTCGAGCAGGAGCTGCGGGTAAATCTTGGCGTAGCTCGCGGCGTAGAAGGCGCCGTGCAGGAAGCGGTCAAGGCGCTGCGCGCGGTACCGCTGGAGAAAGTCGCCGCCAACCGTCAGCGAACTCGGCAGAGGCATCTGCCGCGCAAGTTTCGCCTGCATCGTGTTGATGGCATTGGCCGCGACATTGAACGACACCCGGTCGTCCCACGCGTTCTTGATCGGCATGCCGAACATGCGGAGATCGGTGCCGTAGACCTCGGCAGCGCGGCTCCACATGCCGCGACGGGTGGCCGCCTCGTTGCGGATTGAGGTCACAGCGGAGACGACTGCGTCCGCGGGGTCTTCCTCCCGCTCGTGAACGAGCCACCACGCGTCGGTCGTCTCCATGATACCCGGCATGTCTGGCCAAGTATCCAGTTTTCCAGTGAGCCCTCAAGGACGAAACAAGCGGCCTTTGGCTGCACGGTCATTTTTGCGACGTAACTTCTTTTCCAGGGTGTTCCAGATCTGCTTCTCCTCCTCCGGCATGCCCTGGTAGTCGTCCTCGAAGGAGCCCTGTGCGCGGCTGAGTGACTCCTCGTGCCAGCGCGTGAGGGCCATGCAGATGGCGGGGGCGTAGTCGGCGTGACGCCCGTCGTTCGTGCGTGTCAGGTCGATGCTGATGCCGTTCTGCGTGTACCGCTTCACGACGCGCTGCATGTCCTGGCGCACGAGCGGGTCCGGCGGAAGCTCGACCTCGCCGATCTCGAACATGGTGCGCAGCGTCATGTATCTCTTGCTGCGCTCACCGTTGGTCCAGTGGTGGGGCACGAGCACGAGCCCGACCTGGAACGCGAGGTCGCGAAGGGCGTCGCCCATGTACTGGTCGCTGTCGAGCACGGTCACCCGGTAGGCCCGGAGGATGTGCGAGATCTCCTCAAGCACAGCGAGCGGACGCAGGGGATTCGCAGGGCTTCCGGTCCACTGCTTGGCTAAGCAAATAACTTTTTGCTTACGCCCGGAGCCCGTGGCGACGACGAGCGTGAACGAGTTGCCGCGCGTTGCGGGGTCGATGGCCGCGGTGTACGTCGCGCCGGGTATGGGCGGGGCGATGATGGGCTCCTTCCGCGTCGCCGTGTCCAGCATCGCGGTCGTGAAGAGCGCCTCTTCGGGGTCGGCGAAGTCGGCCTCGATGTCGGTGCGGTAGATGCGCGGGTCGCGCTTGGCGATCTCGAGCTTGTCGGGCGTCCAGATGAGCGGGGCCATGTCGTAGGCCGGCGCTTTGACCACGATGCAGTCGCGGTCCGGCTTTCCCCAGCGTTCTTTCACGAGATCGTAGAGGAACCCCATCGGAGCCCACGGGGAGCTGATGTAGACGAGTTGCGCGCCCGGCAGGATGCGCAGGAGCACGGCGTCGCGCAGGTCGTTGACCGAGACAGCGGCGTCGTCCGAGCCCCAGCGCGCCACTTCGTCGAGGATGACGCCCGCGGACCAGCGAGCGACGAGCGACGAGCCAGCTTTGGAGCTCGCGACGACCTTGATTTCGACCGGACGACCGCTCGGATGGCGGATCATGAGCGTATCGGCGGTCGGCGTCTCCAAAATCAGCTTGGAAAGGATGGGGGACGCCATCATTCGGCCCACGATGTGGCCGAAGACGACGTCCGCGAGGTCTTTCGACAGCGAGACGATGGAGATACGAGGGATTTCGCCTGGGCCTAGCCTGGAAAGGTCGGCCCGCTGCGACCAGTGGACTGCCAGCGCCGCGGCCGAGAGGCTTTTCGCGGTACGAATGCCTGAGACGATGGCAAATTCCGCAGGTTTGACCGGGTCTGGCAGGCGTCCACCAAACGCACGGACGACTGCGGGGTCCTCCGCAAGATCATCCAGAGGGCGACCGTCGGCAACACGAGCAATCGCGCGCTGCAGAGGGCTAGCAGTAGTAAGACCGAAGCCCAGAGGGCTCGTGAGAAGGCCCTCGAAGTGGACGAGCGACTTCGCTTCGAGCTGCTGCTTGACCGCAGCCTCGAACGATTCGAGGATCGCATCGGCCTTCTTGCTCATGTGGCCTTGCGTGGGCGCCCTCGGCGCTTTTGCTCGGGCTGCTCGACCACGACGTCGCTCACGTTGATGCTCTCAAGCACCTCTTCGACGGTCATCTGGCGCGGGTCGACGGCGGGCGCCACGGGCTTCTCCTCGGTGTAGACCTGGAGCTCGACGACGTTCGTGAGTGGCACAAGCAGGGGGCCGGAACGGACGAGGCCGTCCTCGAGCCGCAGGTCAACGTGCTTTGGGCGGTACAGGGTCGTCGTGATCCGGCTCGCGTCCGCCGGGTCGTACACTCCCTTGAGGAAGATAGCGCGCTTGAGTTCTTGCATGATGGCTCCTTGCGAGTGGTTCGAGGGCCTCAATCGAGGCCATTGAGAGTTGCTGAACGTGCTTGAAGTCAGGGGAGACGAGCTTCACCCAGCCGTCTCCGAAGCTGTGGATGTTCCACCCCATGGCGGCGGCGATAGGCTCGGCGTACTTGCGCCACGCGTCGCAGTAGGCCTTGGCGCCTTGAACCATGCGTCCACCGGGTACGGCTTTCCTGGGCGCCGGCTCGAACTTGGGGCGGTCGCCCTTGGCGACGTGAACCGGGTCGAACTTCTCGTCTTTGCTCATGGCTTGTCCTCCACTCTCAGGTCCGCCAGCGCATCGGCGATGGCCTCTCCGTTGTTCTCCCACGCCCTGCACCACTGTTGGCAGGCGAGGCGCATCTCTTCTGCGCCGCGCGTGAACGCCGTGCGCGCATCGGCTCTTGCTTGTCGCGCTTCGCGTCCGAACTCGTCCGCAAGCCTACGGAGCCGCTCGATCGTTGCGTACGCTTCGGTAAGTTCGGGGCTCATGGCTCCCCCTCGCACGCTTCCGCGAGCTGCCGCAGGTCCGTGCGCATGTCCGCCGCGAGCGCACGCAAGAGCTGCTGCGCGTGCTCGTAGGGCAGGTAAAAGGACGCGGCATCCTTGTTGTCGAGCGTGACGACGACAAGGAATGACAGCCGGTCGCGGCGGTCCGAGTGCCCCGCGTCAAACTCAATGCGCACCGATGTCGCCTCGCCTGTGCAATCGTTGTCGCCGATCACTGGGAGTTGGTTGAAGTAGCCCATTACTTGTCCTCCGGGATCGGCAGGGCGCGGATGGCGTCGAGCACCGCTTGTTTCATTTCGCTCGCAAGTGGCCGAAACTTCGTCATGCGCTCGTATGCCTTGTCTCCGCCACGGATCGCACACGCCTCGCGCATGGCCTCGGCGCCGCGGCGGAAGGCGTCTTGACTCGCGACGCGGTTCGCATCGGGTAGCTTCCGCAATTGCTCGCGGTAATCTTGCACTTCCGCCCGCGCCTCGTCGCGCTCCTTGGTGACCTTTTCCAGGCGTTCCAAGAACAGCATGACGTCGTTGCTGGCGGAGGTCGGGGCGGAGCGGTGGTAGAAGCGCCAGTGCTCGGCGCGCTTCTCGAAGAGTTCGTCCTCGGTCATCTTGGGTGGGTCCTGAAGAGGGGAGAGTCCGCTGCAGCGGTAGCACTTCCAGTCGTGGGTCCAGCCGCGGGTCTTCTGACCCTTGTAGCCGCAGGCGCAGCGCAGGACGCGGGTCTCGCGGATGAGGCAACCGCAGCTCTTGATGAGGCCTTGGCGGAGGCCGATGCCGGAGGCGACGCGCTCTCCTCCGCACTCGCAGCGGCAGATCCAGTTGGCGCCCTTGTGGTAGGCGTTCTCCGGGTTGCGGCGGACGACGGTGAGGCGACCGTAGCGGTTGCCGGTCTCGTCGATGGTGCGGCCCATCAGGATGCAGCCTCCAGTGCGGATGGCGGAGCGTCGTCTGGGTAGATCTCCTTGATAACGTCGCTCGTGTTCACGGTCTCACTCACCATCCGTCGCACCTCGGCTTGCCGTTCCTCGCGATTGGCGCGCCATTGCTTGAGCCACTGCTTGCCCTCGTCCGTCTTGAGCCATTCCTCTGCGCTGACGCGCTCGTTGCGCTTCTCGGCCATCCACATGCCGACCTTGGACTTGCGCTTGAGCTTCATGGCGCAGCCTCCAGTGCGGCGACGAGGGCTTCGGCCTCGGCGCCATATACGCGGGCTCCTGGCTCCGCGCTCCACACGCGCCAAGCGTTGCCTTCTGGGCGCGCATGCAAGGCCTGGTTTGCCCACGCCTCGCGCACCAGCGCAAGCAGGCACCCCAGCGTCGCGGGGTCAGTGAGGTCGGGCACGTCAATGTCGGTCGTGAAGACCGCAGGAATGCGAGCTGCCCGACGAGGGAAGTTGCGGTCTTCGCAGCACTCGCAACCATCGACGTGCGGGAGCAGCAGCATCCCCGGCATCCACCGCCAGTGCTTGCACGCCACCGCGCGGCGGCCAAGGTCTTCGAGGTTCATGGCTTGCCACCGAAGGTGTGGCACTCGTTGCAGATGTACTCTTCGCCGTCGGGGTTACCTGACGGCTGCCAGCCCTTGGGGGTGCCGGAGTCCATGGGGACGAGGGTGCTCTTGTGGCACGAGTCGCACGCGTACTCGTCCATCTCTTCGTCGTGCGCCATGGCGGCGTCTGCAGCGGCGCGCATCTGTTCGACGGTGGCGGCGGGCCTTGGGGCGTCGTGGTTGACACCAACGTAGCCAGTGACAGATGGCTGTGTGGTGCGGATGTCAACCTCTGTCGCCTTCCACCAGGTAGGCGCCCAGGTAGGCGCCACCGTGCCGATGCCGATGGACGACCCGCGCTTCTGCTCACGGTGAGCGTCAACGCCAGCCTCCGCGAGCTTGAGCAACTCCTCTTGGACGGTGAGTGCGACGTCGACAGCGAGCCAAGGCTTCTTGGTCCGCGCGAGCTCGATGAGCCCGAACATCAGCGTCTCCATGCGGACGATAGCCCACGGAGTCTCTTCGAGTTCCTTGCACAGCGTCCGCACGATGTCGCGGAGCTCACGCACGTCTGACTTCTTCATGGTTCCTCCACCAAGCACCCCACCACAAGTCACCCCACCCGTCAACAAAAGAAGTAACCCCACAAATCAAATCCACGAGTGTTGAATCTGACTTCCAATCATACGCTGTCTGAGCGTAGAAGGGGACTGAGGGGTCTCTCGAGTCTGTGAAGTGTGATTTGACCTGAAGCCGTCAGGCGCACAGGGCACATCACCACGAACACCCCCACGTGCCGAAGGGCACAGGCACCCTCGGAGAGGCCTGGAAAGGAGCGCGTGAGTGTTTCACGTGAAACGCTCAGGCGTGGAAAATTTTCGAGGGGGGTACCCACCCCCTCCCCTCCCTACGAATTGCAGACAGGGGTCACTCGAGGTCACCCCGGAGCTGTCGAGGGGGCGCGATGGGCCAGGGAACGCGACGATTCGCTTGCAACGCGCTCTTTTCGAGGGTAGTTCGAACGTTGGAGCGCTGGCACGTGAGGTGCCCCTCCGACGGTCCCCGAGACCTACCGTCGCCACGGCTAGACCCGCGGAGGCGCCGGGAGGTCAAGCGACGGAGGGTGACTCACGACAGAGGCACGCGTCAAGCGCCTCTCGTGACTCACTAACGAGTCACTGTGCAACCGTTGCGATATGATATGACTGCGCTGTCATATCTACCTAAGTGAGCGAAACGACTAGTAGAACTCGCGAAAAGGGCGCTTTGAAGGTTCGCGACCATGACAACGCTGTCGCGCTTGGCATGATGCCTCGCTTCACCGGCATAGATGCTTGGCGCTCGGGGAAACGCTAGAGAATCGATAGATTCTACTCGCTTGGTATGGTGCTCGCAGGGTGTCCTGCATGAAGCGCGATACACTCACCGAATCCAAGCAGTGGCGGGAACTCCCCATCACGATGATCGGCATCTTTACGCCGGACTACGACACGCAATGGGATGTGCAGATTGAGACCGTCGTCGGATGCGCCATGATCTCTCGTGAGGTCGTCCGCACGTTCGCCACGCGCGCCGACGCTGAGGCATTCATCGCCGCTGAGTTCGGCATCGTTCGCCAAGCAATGGACGGCGACGACGCCCACGAAGGGTGGTGGCTTTCATGAGCACGTGTGCACCTGAACACCGTCAAAAGGTCGTTATTGCGCGCATGCACTTGGACGACGCGCTGCTCGAAGCGGGCATCTTCGGCGACCATTGCGGCTACGTCGAACGCGCGCGCGCTCGCCTTCTCGCGCTCATCGGCGAGCCAGACAAGCTCGTCCAAAGCGTCACGCATGCACGCTGGTCCCTACGCTATCGCTTGCACGCACGGCGCGGGACGCTTGGCGAGTATCTCGACGCCTTCCTTCCGCGCTGAACCTTCGCCGCTCGCGAGCCCACTAGGCTCGCCATGCGTCAACGTTACGCGAACGCGTATCGCGTCACGTTGACGCGTGCAATTGCACGCAAAGCCGCGCCATCACGGGCGCTGAGGTATCATCATGGCAAAGCCTACCGGTTACGTACTCTACCAAGGTCCGTCGCTTTTCGACGGTCGCGACGTCGTCGTGATCGCCACGACGAAATCGCACAACGCGAAGACCGCGGACATGGTTCAAACTTGGATCCTCGCCGCGGACGTGTCGCCGAACGCCGCCGTCCGCAGTGGCGACGATGGCACCGTGTGCGGAGACTGCATCTTCCGCGCGGGGCATGGCTGCTACGTGCGTGTCGACAACGCGCCGCGCTCCGTGTGGGCGGCGTGGCGCCGCGGACGCTACGTTGACATCAGCGGCGACCTCGCGGCTATCGCCTCCGTCGGCGCCGAACTGACGGTGCGGCTCGGAGCGTATGGTGATCCCGTTGCGGTACCCGACGAGATTTGGACCGCGCTCGTTTCGCGCTCGCGCGCCCATACCGGCTACACGCATGCGTGGCGAGTCGCGCCGCGCGCGTTCCGGTCCCTTGTTATGGCGAGTTGCGACACGGAATCCGACAAGGTGCGCGCTTCGCTTCGTGGCTTCAGAACGTTCCGAGTCTCTGACGGCACGGACGCGCCGCGCCTCCGCGGCGAGATGACCTGCCCCGCCTCCGCTGAAGCGGGGCACCGTCGCTCATGCGCCGACTGCCACGCGTGTGACGGCACGCGCGGCGAGGGTCTGTCCACGCACGACGTAACCATCCGATTGCATGGCGCGCTTGCCAGTCGCGCGCGCCATGCGATCGCGCGAAAGCGCGTTGTCGAGGTGACGCCGTGACCCTTACGTTCGCCTCCGTCATGGGCGCGCCCGTCGCGCCGCGCCCGTCGCGGCAACCCTCGCACGTGCCCCCATGGGTCGTGGCGGAGGCGCGCCTCGTGCGCGCGCTCCCGGCGCCTCGCACGGGCATGATTCGCCAGCTGCTAGCGTGGTCGTTCGCGGCCTCCTGCGCGCTTCTCGCGGTCTCGTTCTGTATCTGCGCCATGGCGGCGCTCTAATATCCCCTGGGGGAAAGCCTCTCATGATGACCATGCGCGATATCCTCGACACGCTATCCGACCTCGAGCGCGCGCCGTGCCCCACGTGCTCGCGCGCGTGCGGATTCACCTGGAACGGCGCTCGCGACAAGGCATGCGCTTACGCGTGCAATGCATGCGACGCCGAAACCGCGCCGTGCGACGACGACGCTTAAACGCGTCTTTTCCTGGCCGCCGAAACGGAGGAACCATGCCATTCGCAGACCTTGTCGCCATCGCCGAAGAGAAAGCCCGCCAGGTCGACCTGGCGGAGGACCTTGGACTGTCACGCGCGGTCACCCGCGCCGCGCGGCTCGAGTACCGCGCCGCGCTCGCGAAGCTCCGCGCGCACCCGGACTACCACACTCGCGCAGGTGTGCGCGTCGGGTGTGACTGGGTGTAGACTGACGCCCGCCGTCTGCCCGCGATTCCCTGGAATCGTGCGCAGTCGGGGGGAACTGCAGTCGAATCCCCCTTGACGAACCGTAATTCCCGGGCCATAACACCCGCATCACCGCGCCGCGTGGCGCTTAGGAGGTCATCATGATCGCATGCTCAATCGGTCGCAAGCGCCACACGTGGCGCAGGTCTAACATCGGCTGCCGGGAAAACCCCGGCGTCGTTTCGCTCGGCGGGACGCTTCTTGCGTTCGTCGACCAGTGCCCGCACTGCGGCACCGTCCGCACCGTCCGCCGGGACTACGTCACCCGGCGCTCGTCCACCTCCTATGAGGTTGCGCCGTGAGACATCACCCCGACGGCTGGGAACTTCCCGAACCCCTCGACGCCGCCGACGCCGCCGACGTCGACCGGCTCGTTTCCGACGACGAGCTCCCGGACTACGTCCTCGACTGCTTGGACGAGTACACCCCCGCGGAATTGCTTGACGCGAAGCGCGACGTCCTCGCCGCTCGCCTGCAGGCTGAGCGCGACGAGGCCCGTTGCGACTCCCGCCGCTCGCGCTGGGGGGATGACTGATGCCCGCCATTTTCCTGGGCGTGCTTTTGCTCCTCGCCGGGGGCAACGCCCAGGTTTTCCCGGCCCTGCTTTTCTTCGCTTTGCCGATTGTCATCCCCTGCGCGCTCGTCGCGCTGTTCATTGGAGGAACCAAGCAATGACCGCCAAACTCACCCACGCCGACGTCGCCGCCGAGCTCGTCGCCACGTACGCCCGCCTGCGCGGGCTCTCCTCACTGCTCGACCTCAGCGTGGCGCGCGAGTCCGCGACCGCCGCCATGATCGAGACCGCCGCGAGCACCGCCCTCGGCGCCGCGTTCCGGCTCGACTCGGAAGCCGCCGAATCCGCCGCGCGCTCGCCCCGTTGCGACATCGCCGCGCAGCAGCTCGCCTGCCACGGGCTGGTGCAACCGTGAGCCGCGTTGCAGAATCCCGTCAACCGTGGGAGCCTGCCACGCTCCCTGACTGGCTCGACTGCGAGCGCGACCGCGTGTGCCAGCTCCTGGGCGAGCGCGTCGCGGAATCCGGGGGTAAGCTCGACGCCCGTGCCGAGCACCTCGTGCGCGTGGCGCAGGCGCTCGACTTCGTGACGTGCGCCCCGCTCGGGCACCGCGTCACCGTCCGCGCCATCGGCATTGCCCTGCGCGCACGCGTCGCGGAGCTCGAGGAGGCCGGCTCTTCGCCCGAGCTGACCGAGGCGCGCGAATTCCTGGGGCACGTCGAGCGCATCCTTGACTGGACGCAGAACGGATGACGCCCAGGTTCCTTCCGCCTAAGCCCATCAGCGAGTCGACGCTCCGCGAGGTCGACGCGCGCTTGGACCGGCGCATCCGTGAACTTGAGGCGCAGGTGCATCGGCTCGCCGAACAGGTCGCCGCCCTGCACCTCGGGTCCACCTGCCACCCTGACTGGGTGAATCCCGGAAAGGGTAGCGTCGCCGCCGCGCGCCGCGCCTCGGTCGTCGAGGCGGTGCTCGCAGCCGCCGGACCCCGGGGCATGAACCTGCCCGAGCTGTCCGCCTACCTTCACATTCCCATGGGTCGGCGCGACACGGTGTTTGCCGACCTCTCGTACCTCATCGCAGAAGAACGCGCCGAGCGCGTGCCCACCCGCGCCAAGCGTTGGCGCATCAAGGAGAAATGACCATGGCCAAGACCAAGACCGCCCCCACCGTGACGACCATCGACCCGCAGCACCCGAACCTCGCCCTGTGGGAGAGCGTCCAAGCGACGGACCCGGACTACACCAAGTCGTTCTCCCGCTCCGGCGGATTCCGGGGCACCGCGATCAACCACACCTACCAACAGAAGAGGGCCACCCAGGCCTTCGGCCCGAAGGGCCTGGGCTGGGGCTCGCGCGTCATCGAGGAGCGGTACGCCGAGGGCGCACCGATCTTGCACAAGGACAACGTGATCGGCCGAGAGATCGTCCACGTTCTCCGCATCGAACTCTGGTACGTGCGCGAGGGCCAGCGCGGCAGCGTCGAGGCCTTCGGTCAAACGCAGTTCGTCGGCAGCAACAAGCACGGGGTCTACACGGATGAGGAGGCTCCGAAGAAGAGCCTCACGGACGCGGAGAGCAAGGCGCTCGCGTCGCTCGGATTCTCGGCGGACGTTCACCTCGGGCTGTTCGACGACTCGAAGTACGTCAACGACCTATCCGCCCGCGTTGCCGAGGCGGAGAAGCCCAAGGGGCCGAGCCTCGCCGAGCTGACTGCCAAGGTCGACGCGGCGTCGAACCTCGACGAGCTCAAGGCTGCCGTCGCCCAGGCTGCCGCCCTCAACGACGCGGACCGCACGACCCTGCGCGCCAGCTACACCGCACGCAAGGCGGCGCTCGAGGCTGCGTCGTGAAGCTCCCGATCCTCTCCGCCTCCTCGACCCGGCGGTGGCTCGCATGCGCTCTTAGCGCCCAGTTGCCCCAGGACGAGGGGGAGAAGCATCCGAGCGCAGCAGTGGGCACCCGGTTCCACGAGCTCGTGGAAGGGGCCATAACGGCCCGGCAATGGCCAACCATCGACCCGCTCGAGGAGCACATGGCGCCCGCCCTCCGTGCGACGCTCGACTGGTTCGCCACCGTGACCCCGTCCGGGAGCGAGACCATCCTGGCGGAGCAGGCCTACGACCTCGCGCCCCTCGGAACGTACGTCAAGGGGGAGCGGCGCGAGCCAACGTGGCGAGACTCCATGGTCTGCGAGCGCCTGCCTCGTGGCGGGCACCGCAATTATCCCGGGGCGCGAAGCCACATCTACGGCACGGCCGACGTCGTCATCCTCGACAAGGGTCACGCCCACGTCATCGACTGGAAGACGGGTCGCGCGAGCGATGACCACGAGCCGCAGCTCAAGACGCTCGCGCTCATGGTCGCCGAGGCCGAGCACGTGCAGCACGTCACCGCGTCCGCGGTCTACGTGAACCTGCAGACGGCCAAGGTAAAGGCACAGACCTGGGTCTTCGACTCGTTCGACCTGCACCTGCACGCGGGAGCCATCACAGGCCTCGCGCGCACGCTGCTCGACAAGCGCACCGCAGACCCGACGCCCGGCAAGTACTGTTTCTTCTGCCCCGCTGTCGGGTGCCCTGAAAAACTCCGGGGCTCACGATGACCACCACCTTCCGCGGCATCGCCCACACCGCCGACGGACAACCTTTCATCCTCACCGAAGAACACGAGAAGAACATGAACGACGACACCCTCCGCCGCATCGAGCAGAAGCTCGACGAACTCCTGAAGATTGCCAAGGCCACGCCCACGGCGACGGTCGACTACAAGAAGAAGACGGTCGACGACGCAGACCTCGACGGCAAGTACGGCAACCCCGAGGTCCGCATGATCCCGAGCAAGTGGCACGGCCAGGACTTCAAGGGCTGGAAGTACAGCGACTGCCCGCCCGAGTTCCTCGACGAGCTGTCCGGCATGCTCGACGCCATCAGCCGCAAGCAGGCGGGCGATCCCGCCAAGGCAAAGTACGCCGACTGGTCGGCGAAGGACGCCGCCCGCGCTCGAGCCTGGGCCGAGCGTCACCGCGCGAAGGGCACCGGACCCGTGCTCGTGCCGCCCCCGGCGGTGGACTGGGACGGCCCCGGCGACACCATGAGCGACGACATTCCATTCTGAACCAAGGAGACCAAGACCATGCGCACCCTCATCGCCCTCGCCATCGTTATCCTGTCCGCGAGCTCGGCCCCTGCCGCTGAGCCGCAGGCCTCCCGCTGCCTCGCCTACCCGCCCTTCTGCCCGTACGGGCAGGCGCCCCTGTGCGTGTGCGAGAACGACCTCTCGTACAACTGCATCTGGATGTGCGCCTCGACGCGCTGACCAGAACGAAGCGCCGGGCCCCGCACACGTCATACGGGGTCCGGCGTTTCAACCCATGACCATCACAGGAGATACCAGTATGCCCGCGCACCCCGTCCAAATCCACATTCTCCTCACACACGACTCCGGCCGCACCGCCGAGCGCACCTACCTCCGCGACGAGGACGGCTGGGCGCTGCTCACCCGCATGCTCGACAGCGACGGCAACGCGCACGAGGAGGTCGAGCACCAACTTGAGTTCACCAACGAGGCGCTCTTCGACGCGCTGCAGGCGGTGCATGCAGCCTTCGGGACCATGGTCGTGAGCGGCGACGCCCCGCTGCCCTCGCTCGTGCCGGTCGACACCCGGCCCCAAGATCCTGGGGTGATGAACTGATTGCGCACCGCGTCCACCCGTGGCACAAAGAACTTGCCCCCGGAACTTTGGCGAGTCCCGAGGGCGACAACCAGAACGGCAAGAAGCAGGATAGCGTGGACTTCTCCACCTGTCGAGTGCCTTGCCGCATTCCACGGAGAAGACCATGAGGAAGGCCGTGTTCATCCCGATGTGGGACACGTCACTCGACCCAAAGACGCCGTCGCACGAGCTACGTGTCGAGCTCCACCACGACCACGTATCGCTGACCATCGGCCACGCCGCTGAGGGTGCTTCGTCGCAGTACAAGTGCCGCATGGCTCCTGCATATGTCCTCGACGTGGCGCGGTTCATGTGGTCCTGCGCCAAGACACTTGGAGCACTGTGATGGCCAAGTACGCACAGCTGCACACCGACGATGGGCTCGCCGTCCTGAAGGCTGGCCTGACGAAGGAGTACGTCCTCGCCCTGACGTTCATCGCCCAGCACGAGGACGTATCCATCCCGGTCCGAGAGTTCGAAAAGGCGATCAAAAAGCTGGCCGAAATCGGTGTCGAACTGAGCCTCCAGCGAGCCATCGGGAAGACTCTGTCCGACAACGCTCGCTCGAAGCGATACTACGAGAAAACACAGGCGAAGCTGAAAGAGTCTCACGTGAGAACTGACGTCAGTCATGACGTCGTACCTCACACGAATCTCTTACCTAGCCCTATCCCTAATCCTTCTCCTGCGGAGAAGGATATTGCGCGCAAGACGCGCAAGCCAAGGGCCGTCGCCACCTTCGACTCATGGATGCCGAAGGACGACCACATCGCCATCGCCAAGGAGCGCAACCTGAACCTCGCCGCCGAGCACATCGCCATGCGCGACTGGCTCGCGTCCACCGGCCGGACGTACAAGGACTACGACGCCTTCGCTCGCAACTGGCTACGCCGCGCGACGCCGCAGCGCTCCACACCGATCAACACCGGCAACTATCTGCGGCAGCCGCACCCTCGTGAGATCCCCACCGATCCCGAAGCAGCCAGGGTCTACTGGCTGGGAGAACAGAAAGATGAGCCACGATTCGATTTCGGATGACCCGCTCGCGACCATGATCGCCGCGACCATGCAGGCCTCGCTCGCCGCCATGCAGCAGCCCCCTGCGCAGCCGGCCCCGCCTCCGCCCGTCACGCTCGACGGCCTGCTCGAGAGCCAGGGCGCCAAGTACCTGCCCGAGCGGTACCGCCCCATCGTCTCGTCGGTGCTGGCCAAGGGCGTGCCCGCCTCGATGCTGCCGCTCATCGAGCATCTGCTCGTCCGCGACGGGCGCACCCCGTTCGTCGTGCTCATCGGCCCGACCGGCGCCGGCAAGACCACGCTCGCGCTGACCCTGCCGCTGGCCATGGCGCTGCACCTCGGCGAGCGCCGCTTCGAGCGCCCGATGTTCGTCCACGCCGACGACGTGTGCGCAGCCCGCCGCTTCGCCAAGCTCGGCGACGAGCCCGAGCTCCTGAGCAAGGCGCGCACGAAGCGCCTCGTGATCCTCGACGACGTCATCGGCCAGAAGGACGAGGCCGGTGATCTCTACCGCGTCATCCGCCACCGCGAGGAGAACGCCCTGTCGACGATCATTACGGCCGGCTTTGGTCGCGCCGATGCTGCCACCTCGTACGGCGAGCAGTTCGCCCGGCGGATGTTTGCCGGCATCTCCCACATCGTAGCCCCAAAAGGTGTCGAGCCCACCCGCGGCGGCAGGTGAGCCCGACGTGGCTGACCCTAGTGGGGGAGGAACCAAGAACAGCCGGGACGCATGATACACGAGGACAACATGAGCGCACTCAAGAAAGCCATCAGTCTGAAGAAGGTCCACAAGAACCCCAAGGGCGGCCTATCCGAGGCTGGCCGCAAGGCGTACAACCGGTCGACCGGGTCGAACCTCCAGCCGGGGGTCCGAGGCGCCGCCAACACCCCCGAGAAGATGCGCCGGAAAGGGTCCTTCCTGGCCCGCATGTTCTCGAACCCGACCGGAGGGGCGGTGAAGGACGGAAAGCCCACCAGGAGGGCGCTGAGCGCCGCTGCGTGGGGTGAGCCCGTGCCGAAGACGACGAGCGCCATGGCCGCCCTTGCCGCCAAGGGTCGGCGGATGCTCGAGAAGTACAAGGCGATGAAGAAATGACCTGGCAGGAAAAGCTCGCGGGGAGGCGCGTCATCGCCAGCGTAAGCGGCGGGAAGGACTCGGCTGCGCTCAGCCTCTGGCTCAAGGAGCAGGGCATCGAGCACGAGCGCGTCTTCCTCGACACCGGGTGGGAGCACCCCGACACCTACGAATACCTGCGCGGCGACCTCGAGCGCGCGCTCGGGCCCATCACCTGGGTCACGCCACCGCGCCAGATGGAGGAGCTCGTGCTGCACAAGGGCATGTTTCCCTCGAGGATGCAGCGTTTCTGCACGCAGCTCCTCAAGGTCAAGCCGATGGCCAAGCACATCTCCGCCTACCAAGACCAGCACGGCGAGGTCGTCAACGCCGTCGGCGTCCGGGCTGCGGAGAGCGAGGCCCGCTCGAAGCTCCCCGAGTGGGAGTGGCAGGACGGGTTCGACTGCGAGGTGTGGCGCCCGCTGCTTCGGTGGAGCGAGCAGGACGTCATCGACATGCACACCCGCCACGGGCTCAGGCCCAACCCGCTCTACCTCAAGGGCGCGACCCGCGTGGGCTGCTGGCCCTGCGTGTACGCGAAGAAGGACGAGCTTCGCCTCATGCAGCAGATCGACCCGACCCGCGTCGACAAGCTGCGGGAGCTCGAGGGTCTCGTGACGCTTAAGGCCAAGGCTCGCGCCGAGGCCAAGGGCGAGACGCTCAAGAACAACCCCGGATGGTTCCAGGCCAAGACCGGGTACGGGCGCGAGTGCTGGCCCATCGACGACGTGATGAAGTGGTCGCTCACAAGCCACGGCGGCAAGCAGTACGAGCTCTTCAGCGCCGAGCCTCACGAGCAGGGGTGCGTGCGCTGGGGGCTTTGCAACACGGAGGAACCAAATGGCTAGGAAGAAAGCGATCATGCAGTCGGTGAAGGCTGCGCGGGACGTTCCGAAGCTCGACCGTCCGCTGCTCCCGACGCGCACGAGCAGTCACGACGTGGCTGTCGAGGCGGTCGCGAAGCTCATGTACGCCGGGCAGTGGTCCGGCGACAGCCGCGAGCGGACGTTCAAAGAGCTCGGCTGCAGCCGCGCCGCCATGGACAAGTACGAGCGCGAGGCCCAGCGCCTCGTGCGCATGTCCATGAAGCACAGCACCAAGGCGTTCGACCGCCTCGCGGGCGTGCTCAACGAAGTCATCGACCGCAGCCTCGAGGACGGCGACCTGCGCACCACGGTCATGGCCGCAGGCAAGCTCGCCGACATCACCGGCCTCAACAAGCAGGTCGTCGAGCACCGCGAGGGAGACAAGCTCGAGGAGTTCCGGCGCCGCGCTTTGGCTGGAGAAGATCCCGTAGAGCTTGCAAAGGAAGCAACGAACTTCCTACTTGGTGTCGAATCGGGTATGTATCAGTGAGGAGGAACCAATGGCCAAGAAGAGAATCACCGAAGAAGAGCTCGACATCCCTGACTTCGCCCACGAGGTAAAGGGCGGCTACCAGACAGCCGTCTGGATCGATGACGAGTACGACATGCAGGTCCACATCTACGCGCCGGTCATGCCGAGCCCCCGGCCTCGCGTGACGTCGCGTGGGACGTTCATGCCGAGCGACTACCGCAAGCACTGCTCGAAGCTCGCGTGCTCGCTCGCGTTCGCGCGCGGGTGGTACGAGACCAAGCGCGAGCAGCGGTGGCCGTCCGAGCGCCGCATGGCGGTGAAGATGACGTTCTTTACGCCCGCGCCGAAGGGCGACTGCGACAACCTCGCCAAGACCATCCTCGATGCGGGTCAACTCCACCGCGGCGACAAGCCCGGAGCCGAGCTCTGGCGCAACGACGACCAAGTCTGGGAACTGCAGGTCTCGAAGCTCCCATCCGACGAGCCGAACTTCTACCTCACCATGCTGCGCATCCGCGCGATGGCGGTGTGACCATGAACAGCCCCTTCAAGATCTGGCTCGAGCCCGGCACCGACGCCGTCATGCGGCGCTACTGCCACGAGACACGGACCCCCATCAACCAGTTCATCAAGTTCGCCATCGGCGCCATGTGCGCGAGGCTCACGAAGGCTGACGTCTTCGACGTGCCGTCGCATTCCCAGATTTACGGGCGGCTCTCGGAGCAGAGCATCACCGTGCGCCTCTCGCCGCATGAGCGGAGGGCGCTCGAGAAGCTGGCCGTGCGCATCATGATGCCGGAGAGGCGGAGCTACAGCCGCCTCATCCGGTTCGCGGTTACCCGCGCTTGCCAGCAGATTTCTTTTTCCGACGACTCACATCGAGAGCAATCGCCAGCGCCTGCTTGCGAGGGTAGCCCTCCTCCTTGAGCTTCGTCAGATTCTTGCCGATGTTCTTCTTGCCGGGCTTCATGGGCATGGGGGTCTCCTAGAGCATGATGACGCCAGGAAGCTGGACGCCCTGCAGCTCTCGAGTGTAGCGCCGAGCGATGGAGTTCACGATCTTCGTGTACTCCTCCTCGCTGGCCGTGAAGTAGCCGCGCTTCTTGAGTTCTCGCACGTAGCCCGTGGCGTCACCCTTCTTCGCGGCCTCGACAGCAGCGGGGAAGCGCCGGAACAGCAGCTCCAGGTGGTCTTTCGCAGCCGTATCGAGATCGTCCCACGAAGCGAAGCAGTTCATCGACTGCTTGCCAGAGACCTTCACGGTCTTGAACTTGTCGTCCTGCTTGAGCACCGTCACCTCGCCCGGCTTGGCCGAGGCGATGAGCTGGTCCGCCGCCTTGTGCGGAAGGCGCTCCGTCGTCGTGAAGTAGCACCAGTCGTTGTCTCCGTGCTTCTTGGCGCCGCCCAGGTTGAAGTTCATGATGGACTTCCAGTGCCCGGTCTCGAGGGCCGACTGCGCGTGAAGGATGTGGATGATCTTGCGGTCTGGAGCGGACCCCGTGAGCAGTTGCCACGCGGTCGCCAGAGCCAGGAATACCTGCTCGGGAGTCACGGGCGTTCGCTTAGCAGGACGCTCCTGGCCCATCAACGCTTCCGCTTTTTCGCCTGCGTCATGTAGGCGAGTGACATGTTGGGCTCCGGCTGCACCGGGCGAGACGCCACTGGGCTCATGAACGGAGTCACCGGGGCGCCACGCGCATACTGATACCCCACCGTCCTGTCGGGGTATGACATGACGGCGGACGGGTACTGCTGCATGAACTGCTCTTCGTACCCAGGCGCTGGGTACTGCTCGCCAGGCTGCGCAAACGGGCTCTTGCCCTGGCGAAGGCGCTGCTCGCCGTAGGCTCGCGCCTTGTCGTAGACAGCATCCGGCCACTCGCCGCCACCAACAACCGCGTCAAGCTCATCGCGCGTGAGCGTGGGCACCATGCTCGGATAAAGACGGTCCGTCTTGTGCGTGTAGGCGCGCGACGTCGGCTCCCCGTATCCGATGCTGAGCTCCGTACTCATCTTGCCAGACGAGTGTTGCACGGGACCAAAGTACCCCTGCTGCTTTACAGTCTCATCCTCGCGGATTTCATCGGGGCTGGGCTGCCCCTCGATGACCTTTGCGAGCGCGCCCTTCTTTGGCTTTGGCATATCAATCCTCCGTGCCGTCGAGGGCCTGGAGCTTCCGCAGCTTCTGCTCAGCGGCGCTCGGCCCGGCGAGGATGGTCTTGGCGGGAGGCACGTCGTCGTAGAGGCGCGCGAGCAGCTCAGGCGCGTTCTTCGCCAGCCACTCGATTACGTAGCGCAGCACTTCCTCGGCGGTGATGTTCACGGCCCCTCCAGCTTGATGAGCACGGTCTTCAACTCCCCGTAGACCTGGATGCAGGCTTCCGCCTCGTCCTTGGTCTTGGACTCGTCGGCGCATCGCTTGTCGCCGTCTTTGACGGCGAGCGCGAGGTAGCGGACGTAGCTCTGGGCGGGAGCCAACCCCTGCGACGCAGGCCAGCGGACAGGGCAACAGCCCACAGCCGCAGCAGCAGCCACCAGAAGCGCCAGCCGTTTCGCATGACCATAGGCATAGGCATGGGTCATTGATTGCCTCCCGCTACGAATTGACCAATGGCCTGCACCATCTTCACGGGGTCCCAGCCGATGGCGCGGATCAGCCGCGTCACCGCGGCGAAGCGCGGGTACTTCTCCCCGCGCTCCACCCACTCCTCCGGAGTCCTCGTGCGGAAGAGGACGTTGAAGATGCCGGTGATGGCCGGCCAGATGAACACCGCCCAGAGTTCCACTCTGTCGCTCATGGCTTCCCCAAGAACTGGTGGCCGTACTTGGCGAGGGCCCACATAGCGCCGGAGAGGATGACGCCAAACACCACGCGCATGAATTGGCTGGTGCTCTCCTCTGCCTGCATCCTCAGCTTGCGGCCAAACCGAAGGTCCTCGCGGAAGGCGTTCACCGAGTCGACCGAATCGATGTCCACCCCGATGAGGAAGAACACGTCTCGAACAGCCTTTTCGGCTGCCTCCTCGGCGACCGTCTTCTGCGAGGGGGCCATTACGCTTGCGCCGGCGGCTCCGCTGCCGCGACCACGGGGGCCGCCTGCTGCGGAGGCTGAAGGCCAAGGGCCTTGTTCACCGTCTGGAGCGACTCGTTGACCGCGACCGCCTCGTGGAGTTCGAGCAGCCCCGCCTTCTGGGCGCGCATGACGATGAGGACGAGGTTCTGAAATGCTTGTTCCGTGTTCACGATTCCTCCTGGGTGTCCACGGAAGGTGCCACGGGAGCGGCAGTGTCGTCAACCACCGGAGCAGGCTCCTCGACGGGCGCAGGCTCCGGCGTCGGCTCGGGCGGTGCGGGCGGCGCGTCGGGCACGATCTCGATGATGGTCAGGCCGAGCTGCGCGGCGGTGTAGGTGTACAGGTACGCGTCATCCGAGCCCCACGCCGTATAGGCGTCGCCGGTCAGCGCGATGCTGTTTTTGCCGACGGTCACGCCTTGCGCGTCAAAAAGCGTCCACTGATAGAACGCCGACGCGCCGGGAGTGACCTGAACGGCGCCGACTTGGAGAGTCGTCGCTGGCGATGGGTATGCGGGAACGGGTTCGATAATCGCAAACATGGTTAGCCTCACACGAGAGAACGGAGTTTGAGCGCACGCCAGCGGAATGTTTCCGCCGAGCCGCTGTTATTGGTGATCGTCAGCGCGCCGGCTGCGTTGTTGATGGTGCAGAGCACCGATCCGACAACAGACACCAACGCGCCGCTTGCGGCACCATTCTGGAGCACCATTGCGTGCGCCATTACACCCGTGTTCGATGTTGCCTGAATATACACGATGTATTCGGACGACGCCGCGGGCGTGAACAGTGCCGCGGACGTGCCTCCGGACGCGACGGATGCGGTGGTGCCGGATAGGCTGTACGTCGCAAGGTCGGTCGTGGTGAGTACGCCCGACGAGTCGATGCGGGCGCGTTCGGTGTTGGCACCTGCGCCGTTCGTGCGCGTGGCAAACGCAAGATACCCGCCATACTGGCCGCTCGTGCCATTTTCCTTGCGTCCGCTGATCTGCGCCCAGTGCGTCGAGTTGGTCGCGTCATAGAGGCCGCCAAATGCAAGCGAACCGCCCTTGTCTGCGCCCTGCGCATCGCTGGATCGGACGGAGAGCACGCCCCACGCAAGCTGGTCGACGCTTGCCCCCGCGATGTCCGTACGACTTACCGGACTCGCCGTGCCGATGCCGACGTTGCCGGCGCCGTTGTTCGGCGCGAGGTACAGGTTCGTGCCGACGTATCCGATGTACCCGAGGTTATTCGAGGTGTTGATGAAGCGAAGGTATGAGTCGGT